TGCCTAGTGGTCTGGGGGGCAGCTTGGGAGACTAAGCTGTCCCACTTTCCTTTGTGAGGAATTATGAAAGTTAAAATTCTAGAAAAAACATTCATCGGTGCTGGCGGCAATCTACACGCCGGGACTGAGCATGAAATCGAAGACAATATTGCAGAGCGTTTGATTGCGCGAGGCGTTGCTGAGAAAGCGAAGAAGGCCGCGCCTAAAGGTAAAAAGACTAATCGCGCTGTCAAAAAAGTCGCTACGCCAGAAGATGAATAATGGCTGTCGAAACCGCCACAGAGCGCGCGATATTTTTTGAGGCAGACGATTTTGCCGTGACTGCCAGCTATACGCCGCAGGGCGGTTCTGCCACAAACATCAACGGCATTTTTGACAATGAATATTTCGAGGCCGATGCTGGTGGCACGATAGGCATCGCAATCCAGCAACCGCGCTTTGTTTGCCAAACATCTGACGTATCATCCGCGCGCGAGGGCGATGCAATTACAATCAATTCGGTGGCGCACACTATTCGCATAGTGCAAGACGATGGCACTGGCGTGACGACCTTGGTTCTGGAGCAGAACTGATGGCGCATGTCAGGAAGCTTATCCGCGACCACATAACGACCACATTGACCGGGCTTACCACTACGGGAAGCAATGTTTTTCAAACGCGGTTTTTCCCGCTTGAAGATACAAAGTTGCCTGCGCTTTGCATTTACACTAAATCTGAGGACACGGAATATTCAACAATGACTGTGCCGCGCACGCAGATGCGCGTCCTAGAGGTTAGCGTTGAAGCGTATGTCAAAGGCACTGCTAATCTCGATAACACGCTGGACACGATTGCCGTGGAAGTTGAAGAAGCATTGCAGACTGATCTGACGCGCGGTGGCAGAGCAAAGGACACGCAAGTTACCGCGTTTGAAGCAGACTTCCAGCCAGACGGTGAGCAGACTGTGGGCGTTGGCAAGTTTACAGTTTCAGTCCAGTTTGCTACTATTGAAAGCGATGTTGAAACGGCGGTTTAAAATGAAACGTGTGACAGTTTATGATAGTGATGGAAACGCAGTGAACTGCTGGCCTGATACTGCGAAAAAGCTAATCGGGCTAGGGTACACGGAAGACGAACCGAAAAAGGCGAAAGATCGGAAGCCTAAAAAATCCGATGAAGTTGCAACCGAAGTTGATGAGGACTAGATCATGGCAACACACGCAGGAAGCGAGGGGACTGTCAAAGTCGGCGGGAACACTCTTGGAGAAATAAGATCTTTTTCGCTTGAGATAAGCGGCGAGGTCATTGAGGACACCAGCATGGGCGACAGCTTTCGTAGCTTTAAGCCGGGTCTGAGTGTGTTCACAGCATCCGTGGAATGTTTCTTTGATGAAACTGACACAGCGCAAAACGCTCTGGATGTTGGTTCGCAGCTTACGTTAGAATTGTACCCAGAAGGCGCGTCATCAGGTGACACATATTTCACAGGCACAGTAATTGTGACGGGCAAAACAGTGACATCAAGTTTTGATGGAATGGTCGAAGTCGCATTTTCAGCGCAAGGAACTGGCGGGATCACTGAAACAACCGTTTAACTATTAGACAGACAGAGGTGGCACGATGTCTAAACTTGGCGAACAAATACGGGCAAAACAGTCCACTGAACGCACACGCATAGAGGTGGCAGAATGGGGCGAGGACGAACCGCTTGTCTTATATGCTGGCGAACTGCTGTGCGGAGAGTTCAACAAACTGCAAAAAAAGCATCCCGACTTTTTAAATAATCAGACGATTGAAGCACTGGTTGATCTAATAATTATGAAGGCCGAAACCGACCAAGGCGATAAGGCTTTTGATGTTGGCGACAAGCCTATTCTTATGCGTCAGCCGCTTACAATAGTAGGCGATGTGGCGAGTAAGTTGATGGGTACGATTAACACTCTTGAGGATGCGGAAAAAAACTAAAAAGCGATCAGTTTCTGTTTGTTATGTACGGCCTAGCTGATCGCTTGAACAAAACAATCGCGGAGATCGAATGTTTGCCATATAATGAAATTGTAAGCTGGCTGGCATACTTGGAGATCGTTGATGGCGCAAGAAAATCTTAATATTCGCATAAGAGCGTTTGACAAGACGCGCGCCGCTTTTCGAACTGTAAATGCTGGCCTTGGGGCTATCAGAAAAACTGTTTTTAACACAAAAACAGCAATCACTGGTTTGGCTGGTGCGGCTGGTTTTGGTTTGTTGGTTAAATCAACGATCGAAACAAATAGGCAGTTTCAATCACTTGAAGCCACGCTCAAAACTTTTCTAGGCTCGTCTGAAAGGGCGGCGGGTGCTTTTGATGTTCTCAAACAGTTTGCAGCCCAGACACCGTTCAGTGTTCAAGAAGTCACAAAAAGTTTCAACATTCTCATAGCGCAGGGCATCCAGCCATCCATCACTGCGCTCGATGCCTTTGGTAATATCGCAAGCGGCTCTGGCAAATCTTTGCAACAGTTCTCAGAGGCAGTGACAGATGCCGTGCAAGGCGAATTTGAAAGACTGAAAGAGTTTGGCATCAAGGCCAGCAAAGAGGGTGAGCGCATTACGTTTACTTTTGGCGGCGTTCAAACAGAAGTAAAAAATACTGCGGAAGAAATACAAGGATTTTTGGTTAGTCTTGGGCAGACAAAGTTTGCCGGGGCAACGGCAGAACAGGCCAGAACTCTAAGCGGTGCATTTAGCAATCTGGGTGATGCGTTTGACGCCTTCAAAACAGCGATTGGTGATGCTGGCTTTAACAAATCAATTAATGATTTCTCGCGCGCCCTATCAACACTGTTAAGAAATAGTCCCGATGTTGCAGAAGCAATCGGCAGAAAATTAGCTGGTGCAGTTAATTTTTTAACAGGAATACTGCAACAGGGTTCTGGCGGTGTAACAGCGTTTGCCGCAGATTTATCGTCAAAACTAGTCGGAGCAGCCACAAACGCTGTTCTTGCGCTTCAGTTGTTTACAGATGCGTTAGCTAAGTTACCGGGTGTTGCAAAGATTGATTTTAGCGACAGTATTTTTGGGCTGGCTGAATTAACCGAAAAACTGAAAGCGACAGCAGAGGCGGCTGGCAAAGCTGATGGTGGAGCAGCTAAAACGATTGAGGAACTGAACACAGAACTGAACAAAGTTCTAGAAGGAGTGGGAAGCACAAGCGTAAAACTTTCCGAAGGGCAACAGGCTTTGATGGACTATGCAAAAGCCGCAGAAGATGTACAGGCCAACACAGAGAACGCCGCACTTAAAGGTGTAAAGACTCTTGAAGACAGTCTTGTGAATATTGTGACAGGTGCGCAAAGTGCAAAAGATGCGTTTAGATCGATGGCACAATCTATTATTGCAGACATCGCTAGAATTATGATCCAGCAACAAGTCAGCGCGCCGATAGCTGAAGCATTAGGTGGCTTTTTTGCCAAAAGTTCAGCTCCACCTAAAGTCACTGCAATAGGTGGATCAGTTCAACGCGGCGTTCCAAGGGTCGTTGGGGAAATGGGAAAAGAACTCTTCGTCCCCTCGTCATCAGGCTCGATTGTAAGCAACAAAGCGTTAGCTGCTGCTGGTGTTGGAGGTGGCGGCATAACAGTAAACCAGACCATCAACGTCACCACTGGCGTTCAGCAGACTGTTCGGTCAGAGATTGTGAACCTGATGCCACAAATTGCCAATGCAACAAAAGCAGCCGTGGCTGATAGCAGACTGCGTGGCGGGTCATTTAGTAAAGCGTTCGGGGGCTGATTGTGTCTATAACCTATCCGCTATCTACGCCCACAAACAAAACAATCGCAGAGATCACATTGATCGCGCGCAATGTGGTCGGTGTTTCCACATCGCCTTTTACATTTAAGCAACAGACTTATCAGTTTTCCGGTCAACGCTGGGAAGCAGACATCAAGCTGCCACCGATGCAACGAACTGATGCCGAAGAATGGGTTTCGTTTTTAACAAGTCTCTATGGGCAAAAAGGCACTTTCCTGCTAGGCGATCCGTTGGCTACTACTCCACAAGGTTCTGCATCTAGCGCG